GTAGAGCAAAGCGATGATAGCGGCGGTCTCCTTGATCCTTTTGCGGGGGTCCTCTTCCTTGGACTTGCTCTTCATCGCCTTCTCAATCTCCGAAAGAGGGAGCTGGGATAGAAGGAAGGACTCGGGTCTGCCTGCAGCCCCCCAGAGCATACGCCGCAGATCTGGCAGATCGTAGCCCANGACTCGNGCTCTGCGCCAGAANGNNGGGGTNAGCAGGTCGTATCTNGCTGCTGATCNGTGAGGTCCCCATCCGACAAGTAGCCGGTTGCGCGGATGAGCTGCAGGAGTTCGTGGTTCATCAACACCCACGCCAGGGGCGAACGGTTTCTGCTTCCTTTTCCCCCATTTCTGGTGAGTCTTCTAGTTGCATCACAAATCGTCGCTGTTTTCTTCCCACCCAGTAATCGGTTGTGCTGGTTATGATTGAATCATACTCAAGAGTATTCATGATTCTCACCTGGGATTTAGGATAGTGTCTATCGCGCTCTGGCCATCCAGCAGGCTCTCGATCGGACTGTCGCCGTGCTCCTGCAGAGCGTCGTTCGTCTCTTGCTCGATATAGTCCGGGAGGCCCAGGTTCTTGATGATAGCATCCCTGATGCCTGCCTGCCGGGACAGATCCCAGCCTGATTTCTCGAATAGGCCCAGCACCGCCACGACATCCTGAGTGCTAAGTGGCACCAAGGGGTCATAGACGATCTTAGGCCGGGGCTTGCCTCGCTCGAACTCGTATTGGGGGTTCAGCTTGAACAGCTGCTTGACCACCTGGCCGTTGATCGACTCCATGAAGCTGTTCGCTGTGGCCGCGACCGCCAGGGTGAAGTTGTCAGTCTTGTCCCGGCTCAATGCTAGGCTCCCTGTGCCCCCCATTCCGAGGGCCATGAACTCAGTCATCGTGGCGATCAGGATGGCTTTTGCTTCGGCCTCAATCGACTGGGTGATGTGGCCGATAATGTCCGCATTCTGTGAGGGCTGCAGGAACCCTATCTTGATCATGGGCTGGCCGTTCGCATCCCAGACCTGGGGAGTGATGATCCACTTCTGAGAGTCGGTTGTGATGTTGGTTAGGGTGTCGACCAGGCTATTGTAAGACGCCAGGGCCTCGGGGTCTGCGTTGCCCACTGCCGGAGCGTTGGCGATGTTGGCAGGGACCTCTACCCAGGGTAAGCCCGCGCCGCCCCTCTCGGCTGTGACGTTCCGCAGGTCCTCCATGATGGTCTTGGTTCGCCAGGACCTCCAGACGGGCCGGAGGATTGAGCGGCCTTCGGGGCTGTCTCTGCCAGGCTCGGCCCGGAGGTTTAGGATTTTCTGGTAAGGGATGAATGTCATATGATAGTCCGGCGCGGCAAGCTGCGTCAGACCGATGAGCCTGGTCACGTCCTCGGGGTCATAGTCCCAATGGAGGATGCTGTCCGGGCTCCTGAATGCCAATGCCGATAAGCCGATCTGGCCGTCATCGAAATCAGATGAGTAGCGTTCGTCTTCCTGCTCGCCGCTCCGTTCCTTGTAGATCTTTTCAAACGGAGCAAAACCATACTGCAGGGTGGGCTTGGCTGCTGTCGCTATGAACGTCTGCCAGGAGTGGTACATGTCATTCATGCACTGCTCCAAGAACTCGGCTGAGCCGTTGTCCTTGTTCTCATCGACTACCGGGTCAACGTGCCAGCTGGTGCGACGGATGAAGAGAGAATAGGCATTCAGAGCTGAGCCCACATAAGCATCATTTGAGCCCATCTGCTCATAGACGAGCCACAGGTTCCGGCCCTGCAGCTCCGGCAGGAAGTCTCGTCTGATCCAGCCGGGCATGAAGTAGGTAAGCCCTGACCTGCCGTACTCCTGGCGGTTGAGAGCCTTGGGGCTCTGGATGAATTTCGGATAGACTCCGCCGTTGGGGGCTGCCGGGTGCTGGGTAGATTTTGGCATGTGATGCTTCCTATTTGATGGGTATTTGATGGAGTTCTATAAAATCGATAACAAGAGGCTGCAACATGACTACACTTCTACGATCGTTATTTTCACGCGCTTGCCCGCGAACTTATAGAGCGCGTCTGACAAGATGTCTGCGTCGTTGTCGTCTGGAAAAATTTCCATGTGGCCTACATCGCAAGAAAACCGCTCTCCCTTTGATGGGTGGACTATGCCAGTTAATGTTATGCAATGGGGATCTTTCGATCCAGGAATGTATTCAATTGTCTCCGTCATTCCCTCTTCGCCTCAATTCGCCGCATATGGCCTCTATGCGCTGGCCGCATGAGTTGCATAAGCATCCGCGCATGACCTTTTCATGCTTCAGGTCGTCTGGTGGCACATATGGCTTGCCAATGAAATGCCCGAAGCATTGGCAGCATTCAAACATGTTGTTAACTATCGTAGCAGGTACTTGGATTTGCAATGTCATTCCTTTTTCGCCCCTTTCTTTCTGTTGGTGCTCCGGCTCACTGCCCGGAGGTTTCGCTTGCTGTTGGAGCCGCCGTCGCTGAGTGGGTTCTTGTGATCGGCTTCCCTTGGATCGCCCTTCGGGATGCCCAGCTTCCTCCTGGCAGCGTTCCTTTGGGCCCTGCGCTTGATCTGTTCGGGAGTCCCGTGGTACTGGTCGTATTCCTTCCGATAGTCCCGGGACTTCTCTTTCTCCAGGACGGTTTTCAGGATCGGTATGCGCATTATCAAGAGTGCATCATCTCCAGGCAGGTTTCTTGGTGGCCCCTACAAACGATAGCTGAGAGACTGGTTCACGGTATGTCAGTATGCCCGCCACGCAGATCTCCAGGCTGTCCGGGCCGTCATCGTGAGCCTTCGGATTGGGTGCGGCCTTGAGTTGGGCAATCAGCTCGGGATAGACAGAGGGCCAATCGCTCCTAAAGCAAAGCTGGCCGTTGGCATAGTGAGGTTGCAGAGATCGTATCCTGTCGACCTTTGGCGCTGTGTTCCAGACCAGATCGAAGGGAACTATCACGCCCTCGTCCTTCTGTCGCCTCTTCAAGTCGAGAACGAAAAGGGAGTCTCCGGGTGCACTCTTGGCGTGCCCCAGAGAGTTGGACTCTATGCGGAATAATAAGTATCTGTACTGTGCCTGCTTCTCGATGATCTTGGAGATGGACTTATCCTGATTATCCACCGACAGATCACAATCCCAGACCAGCCACCTACCGTCCGGCAAGACCAAGACGGTTATGAGACCGGCGTAGTCTGCNCCCCCNTCNGANGGNTCCAGGGCNCCNAANGCCTTGCAGGTCTTNGAGGTCNACCTCGNNCGGGTTGATCTTGTGCATCAGGTCAGGATTGAAGATCTTGCCTGCCGCGTCTAAGGGCCTTTGCTGGTATAGAGCTTCCCAGTAGAACGGACCGACTGCTATCCTCCGACGATCAAGCCATTCTTCGGGAAATCGTGTGGGCCAGTATGAGCCGCCCACTTTCCGGCCTAACGGATCCGTGTCGCCTTCGGCTATAGCAGGAACGCTCAGGACCTCCCAGTCTTCGCCGTCTTCTGACTCCATCTCGGCCACTAGACGGCCCACCAAGTCGTCCTCTGCCCAGCGAGTCATAATAACTACTACAGCGCTGTTCGGAGCAAGACGGGTGTATAGCGTCGATCTGTACCAATCCCAGATCTTGTCCTGGACTACCTTAGAAGAAGCTTCTTCGGCGTTCTTGACTGGGTCGTCTATGATCGCTACCGAGGCACCGCGCCCAGTGATCGGGCCNCCGACGCCTGCTGCCGTCAAGCCTCCACGGTGGCCTTTGATTCCCCATTTGGAGACTGAAGAGCTGTCGGTGGAGACGGATGTGCCCCAGAGAGGTGGACCCCATTCTCTCAGCGTCTCCCTGGCTATCCGGCTGAAATCATATGATAGGTCGGCGGCGTAGGTGCTGAGTATAATCTCTGAATCGGGATTTCGGCCCAAGTACCAGGCAGGGAACTTTTTGGAGGAGACTTCGGACTTTCCGCCTCTTGGTGGTAAGCAGAATATGGCCCGATCGCAGCCCCCCGCGCCCTGGGTGGCGGCCTCGATCTCTTCCAACTTAGCACAGATCAGTTCAAGGTGTTTGGCCCTCTGCCACCTGCCCCCGCCGTCCAGCTCGAGGAAATCTAAGAGGTGCCGGGATGCTAAGACCTCTTTGGCCTTTCGCTCAAGCCCCCTTTTCTGGCGGGGCTTCAGCGGCTGCAACAATTGCTCTAAGCTGGGCATCGCTCAAATCCTCCAAAGCCGATGCCTTGCGACTCTCGGGGTCGTCCCCGGAAAGTTCTAGCTCCAGCCTCACCGACTCTGCCATCATCCTCGTCCCTATCGGCCAATAGATCGACGCAGATCCCAGAGTGAGCTTGTGAGTTTCCCCGTCTGAAACGGCGAACTCGTCCCCCAGGCGCACGGAGAGAAGTTGCTTGGCTCGGAGCTTCCCCAGGTTGATGAGATCGAGGGTGTCCACGACCTCATCTACGGCGGCATTTCTCTTAGTATCGTGCTTCTCTGCCCGCTTCTCTTTGGCATCTGAGACAAGATCCTTCAGATTCCACACGGCTGTCTTGTAGCGGTAGATGGTGACATGCAGGCCGGGCTGCCCCAGCTCTTTGGCTATCTCTCGTGGACTCTTCTTGTCCTTGAAGCCCTGCTCTATCTGATCGATGTACGGTGCAAGTTTTTCGAATGCCATGGAAATCTCTTGAAACGGTGTTTCAGTGTTTCAGATTGTTTCATTCAGTGTTTCAAAATTGATTGATATTATGCCCGCCCAGCCGGGAAAGGAGGGATCAAGGAACCCGGCTGGGTGGGGTGATCAGAAATTGTAGAACGTCGCCCCGGCCTGCGTAGCCAGCTCTTTGCCGGTGCAGGTGTTGTCACGAGCCACTATGGTGCTCTGGACCGGTACCAGATCGGTCATGCAATAGCAGCCACCTGGCGCATCTATCTGACAGTTCGAGACCTCAACGCGGGACCGCCCGACGGCATGAATCCCAAAGTATCCCTCTGTCCGGCAGTTGGTGAATTTGACATCAGAGCCTTCCTGAATATAGGTCGCCCCGCCGGTCGAGTCCTCCCTGGTCTTGCTGCTCACCAGAACAGAGTCCTCCACCAGGCCGGTTCCATCCCGGATCATCAGACCGTATGCACCTATGGTGTTGGTGCAGTCCATCTCAATACCGCTGAGCGTGAAGTCGTTGACCTGCCAGACGGTCACCTGGCTGTCGGTCTTGAATCGTGAAGCACTTACATTGTCAGGGCTTCGGGCCTTGTAGTCGTCGTTC